GTGGTGTGCCATGTGTACGCCGCGCCGGAAGATTGCGCGATTGATGACCCGAAGGCATGGGCGGCAGCTAACCCCGCACTCGGTGTGTTCCGGTCGCTGGATGACGTAGAAAAGCAGTGCAAAAAGGCAATGCAGTTGCCAGCGGAAGAAAACGAATTCCGCAACCTGATTTTGAATCAGCGTGTAGACATGGCGAGTCCGTTCATATCGCGGAATGTGTGGAAAGCCAACGGCGAACCACCATTTCCGATAGAGCGGCAAAAGGTTTGGGGCGGTCTTGACCTCTCAAGCGTTGCCGACTTAACTGCGCTGGTGTTGGTTACTGAGGGTGGCGACGTTCACCCGACTTTCTGGCTACCGCATGAAGGGCTGATTGAAAAGTCACGCAAGGACAGAGTGCCTTACGACGTGTGGGAGCGCGACGGGAAGCTGTTGACGACGCCGGGCAAGGCCATTGAGTACGAATTCATCGCCGAATTCATGCGCGGGCTGTTTGATGCGCACGATGTGGTCAAGATCGCATTCGACAGAGCGCTGTTTAACCACTTGAAACCGTGGCTTGTGAAGGCTGGATTCAGCGACGACGAGCTAGAGAAATTTGAACCGTATGGGCAGGGGACGTTATCGATGACCCCCGCACTACGGGAACTAGAAACAAAACTGTTGAACGTGTCGTTAAAGCACGGGAATCACCCTGTTTTAACGATGTGCGCTGCTAACGCCGTAGTAATTGGCGACTCAGGCGCGCGCAAGTTCGACAAAGGCAAGGCGCGAGGCCGTATTGACGGCATGGTGGCGCTGGCTATGGCTGTTGGTGTTATGCCAATGGCAGAAACCACTGAAAAATCATTTTGGGAAACTACTTGAAAACACACGCACAGGCCGCGCTATCGTGGCTTCCTGACCTTCTGATGCTTGCGGGCGCTGGCAGCGTTAGCTATGGTGCGTGGCAAGTATTTGCACCGGCGGGGTACGTTTGCGCGGGTGTTTTTTCAATTGTGGCCGGTCTTTTGGTTGCGCGAGGCGCTAAATAATGGGCGTCTTGTCGCGCTCGTTTGAGCGTAAGTCGGTAGGCAGCAACATCTATGACAAGTGGATAGAGCTTATTAACGGCGGCGTGAAGTCGAAAGCAGGCCCGGCGGTCAACTTAAACACCGCGTTTAGGGTATCTGCGGCGCTCGCTTGTATGCGGCACATCGCTACGGGCGTCGCGCAGGTGCCGTTTAAGCTCATGCAAGACTATGACGAGGGCGGGCTACAGCGTAAACGTGTCGCGCGTGAGCATCCGCTCTACGATGTGTTGACGGTCAAGCCGAACGGCTGGCAAACGTCCTACGAATTCCGTGAAACGCTTGCGCTTCATGCCTGTATGGGCAACGCCTACGTTTTCAAGAACTTCTATCGCGGGCAGATCGCTGAACTAATCATTCTCGACCCGTCGCGCGTAACTGCTGAACAGAAAGACGACTGGAGCATCGTTTACAACGTGCGCGGCGGCGACGGCGTAAAGAAAGAGATTCCGTCAAACCTAATATGGCACGTTCGCGGCCTATCGTGGGACGGTTTCCTAGGCGTTGACACGCTAAGTATTGTCCGTGAAGCGCTCGGATTGTCGGTCGCGCTGGAAGATTCGCACGCTAGTTTGCACTCAAACGGAATCCGAACATCCGGCGTTTACTCCGTTGACGGCACGCTCGACAAAGCGTCGCACGAAGCCTTAGTGAATTGGCTCAAAAAACAAGCGGGAGCGGATATGTCCGGCGCTCCGATGGTGCTAGATCGCAATGCGAAATGGGTATCGACCTCTATGTCGGGAATTGACGCGCAGCATTTAGAGACGCGTGATCACCAGATAGAGGAAGTATGCCGGTTTTTCGGTGTTATCCCTCTGGTTATCGGTTACAGCGGCGACAAAACAAGCACCTACGCCAGCGCGGAGGCAATGTTTACCGCTGACCGCGCGCAAACGAAAGACCCTTGGTACACGCGCATTCAAGAGTCCGCAGACGTCAATTTATTGACCGAAGCGGAGCGGAAAAGCGGCTACTACTGGAAATTCAACGCGAACGGCCTTATGCGCGCGCAAGCAAAAGACCGATCAGAGTATTTCGCTAAGGCGCTCGGCTCTGGTGGTTCACCGGCATGGATGACACAAGACGAAATCCGCATGATCGAGGATTTAGACCCAATGGGCGGCGAATCTGCGAAGTTGCCGGCTCGTTTAATGGGCGCGACTCCCGCAAGCCCGGTAAACAACCCGTGAAAAAGCGCCAAAACAACACCATAAACCCGCTCTGTGCGGGTTTTTTTACGCCCGAAGGGGAGCTATGAGCAACCACTTAAAAGCCCTGTCAAAGTCGCAAAACGACATTGTTGTCGGCAACTACATCGTTCTATTCGGTGGCAAAGACCTTGCGGGCGAGTTTTTCACTAAAAACACCCGTTTCGAGAGTGGCTACACCGATTTAGGCATGCTTTATGTCGATTTTGAGCACGGTCTAGACCCTGATTCGACGGGCATGGATGATTCACAAGTGCTCGGATTCGTCGATTGGAAAACAGCCAAGACAGACGACACCGGGATTTTCGTTGAGCGCGTCTTGAATCGTCGCGCAAAGTACGTTGATTTGCTTGTCGAAATGATCGACGCGGGTTTTGTTGGCAATTCCAGTGAGGCAGTGCGCGGCAAAACGATGCGACAGCGCGGCGGAGAGATTACTCAATGGCCGCTAAAGCGCGACACGTTGACCGTCACCCCAATGGAACCGCGAATGGTGTCAAGCAACATCATCGCCGCAGCTAAATCACTAACCGAATTTTTCCCCGCAAGCCGAACGCTTGCTGCGCTCACGGGCGCGCCACTTCCTGACGAAGTGAAAACCATTGAAGCAATAAAAACTGTGCGCGATGCTGAATCCTTCCTACGGGACGTAGGCCGATTGAGCAACGCGCAAGCAACGGCTTTTATCAGCCGTTTCAAGTCCCTAACAGGTCAGAGGGATTCTGACGAATTGGGCGCATTGGTGGCTGCGATCAAACAACGCAACGCCGTTCTCTCCAAGTAATCGAAAGGAATCCAAATGGATTTGTCCGAAATCAAAAGTCTCGTCGAAGCGCAAGGTAAAGCGTGGGACGACTTCAAAAAAACCAACGATGAGCGAATCGAAAAGCTCACCAAAAGCCAAAGCACGGGAGAGGTTGACGCGAAGCTCGCGAAAATCAATGACGAGCTGTCGGCGACCAGCAAAGAGTTGAAAGAACTCACACTGAAATCGCAACGCCCGGTTATGTCTGCTGAAAAAGCCGACGAAGCCGAAACCGCGCTGAAATCGTTCAACCTTGCGGCAAAAGCTGCGGCAATGGAAAGTGGCCGTCCGGTTACGGAACTGACCGCCGACCAATACGCCGACTACAAAGCCGTTTACGCCAAATACATCCGCAAGGGTGAATCGGCGCTGACGGAAGCCGAACGCAAAACGGTCAACGTAGGCACCGCAACTCAAGGTGGCTACCTCGTAGGCCACGAAATGGAAGCCGGGATTGATCGTGTCGTACAGCGATACAGTTCAATGCGTCAAGTTGCTCGCGTTATCAACATCGGTTCGGCGACTTACAAAAAGCTCGTCAAAACGACCGGCACTTCTGGCGCAACGCGCGGCGGTGAAAACACCACGCCTAGCAACGGCACTTCGCCAAGTTGGGTCGAGTTGGAATTCAAGCCCGGAACGTACATTTCTGAGCAACGCATCACATCGGAAGCATTGGAAGATGCAACCATTGATGTCGGCTCTGACCTCGAGACCGAAATCGGTATTGAGTTTGCGGAAATGGAAGGCTCCGACTTCATCAGCGGCAACGGCATCAACGGCCCACGCGGTTTGACCGACTACACCAACGTCGCTAACTCCTCGTACTCATGGGGCAATGTCGGCTATGTCGCATCGGGCAACGCGTCTAGTTGGGCTGCATCGAATCCATCGGATTACCTGATTGATTTGGTTCACTCGCTGAAACGTCAATACCGCGCAGGCGCATCGTTCATTATGAACGACACGACGCTCGGCTCGATTCGCAAGCTGAAAGACGGACAGGGTAACTACCTTTGGGGTATGACCCGTGAATCATTTATGGCTGGCGCTGTCGGCACCCTGTTGGGCTATCCGGTTGTTACTGACGACTTCATGGCTGACATCGGCGCAAACACGTTCCCGATTGCGTTCGGCGACTTCAAACAAGCCTACTACGTAATTGACCGCAAGGGCGTTTCGGTGCTCCGCGATCCGGCTGGTGCATTCCCGCATGTTCGCTTCCTGACGCGTCGCCGTGTTGGTGGTGGCATTGCGAAATTCGAGGCTGTCAAGCTCTTCAAAATCGCTGCGGCGTAAGAAAGGAAAAACATGAAAGACCTCCTGAACCGAATCGACGTGAAACGCGTGCTCTCGCCAGTTTCCGTCGCAGACACCACCGCGCAAGTCGGTCAAATCATCGACCGCAAGGGTTATCACTCCCTTACGTACCTGATTGCAACCGGCTCAATTGCCGACGCTGACGCCACGTTCACTGTGTTGCTTGAAGAAGGTGATGCCGCGAACTTGTCGGACGCGGCGGCAGTTGCTGACGCCGACTTAATCGGGACGGAAGCGCTTGCCGCTTTCCAATTCGATGATGACAACGAGTGCCGAAAACTCGGCTACAAGGGCGCGAAGCGCTACACCCGTTTGACGATTACGCCAGTTGCTAACGCATCGGCTGCGCTCTTGAGTGCTGTTGCTGTGCTTAGCTCACCGGCGTTGTCGCCTACGGCCAACCCTCCAGCCTAGGCCAGAGCGTGAAGCGCCTCCTTTTGGGGGGGCGCTTTTCATTAAGGCTTTACAAAAAGGAAAACATCGTGGCAACAACATCAATCATTGCAGACGGGATAACCGAACTTGCATCGTCCGACTTCACTTTGGCCGCCGGTGAATCGACCACGCTAAGCCTTCGCGGCTCTCCGGGGCTTTCTTCGCGTGTGCTGATTCAGTTCAAAGACTCAACCGGCAATTATGTGGATTTTGGCGAAATCAACGCGCAAAACTCCGGGTGCCTGCAAAAGACGAAAACGCATGCGTCATCTTCGTTGATGACTGCTCCGTAAGTTATTCAGACTTTGGCGCATTAGTGCGCGAGTGCATCCGCTAAATGACGAAGGCTAAATGTCAACCAACGACACGCTAACCGCTAAGGCAAATGAGGGCAGCGGCACAGACGCGCTTGCAACTCTCAACCTAGGGTCAAAAGGCAAGGCTGGGCGCGTTGCGCTGATTATTGACGACGGCACGGACACGCCGCCGAATGCAGGCGCTGCTAATCCGCTTCCTGTTTCGATGGATGGCGGCGCGACTGAGGCCAAACAGGACGCACAGCAAGCCACGCTAGGCGCAATAGAGACGGCGGCCGATGCGCTGCTGATTGCAGCGGACGCGATCAAGATTGCAGCCGAATCGCTGAACACAAAAACGATAGCGGTAGACACTGGCGCGATTGCGGGAACGGTAGCGCTAGATGCTCCAACCCTTGCAGCGCTTGAGACGGTAAACGCGGCAGTCAGTAATTTCCCCGCTACGCAGCCAATAAGCGCCGCAGCTTTGCCGCTGCCAGCGGACGCCGCCACAGAGACAACGCTTGCGCTACTCAAGGCCGCAACGGACGCGCTTGTATCGGCTACTGCGTCGATCAACGCACAAGCCGAAACGACGACCACGTTACTTGCCGCGATATTCGAAAAAATGCCGCGCGTTACGAGCAACGACCAAGCCGTTGTATCGGTTGAATTGCTCCCAACGCTCTCAGCGCTCACAACGCTCACAACGCTCGCCAATCAAAACGCCATGGGTGGCAAGTTCATCTCTGGCGACAACGCAATGCTTGCGGGCACAGCCCACATCTACAACCAAATCACGGTGAGCTAATGGCAACAACTGTAAACCTTAAAAAACTGCTGCACCGCAAGGCATGGGAAACATGCACCAGCGCCCCAGCCGTAACTACGGCGGGCGGCTTCATCGTTAGTGACAAATACGATGTTGTTAATTCTGGGCACATCATGATGATGACCAGCGCGGCAGCGGCGTATCTCTACGAAGCTGACGCTGACGGATGGACGGCGCTTCCCGCGTCCGGCGCGACGGGTACATTCGGCGCAGGTTCGTGTGGCGAATATCGGCTCTTAGGCGCAATGGGCGGCGTATTTACGCAAACCGCCACGGCGGGCAGCACGACCACAATCACCACCAACCGCACCATCGTCCGCTCGCTTGCTGGCAAACGCATCCGTGTCATCGCTGGCGCTGGCCTCGGTTACGATGACACGATTGCGTCAAACACGTTGGGCGCAAACGCGGTCATCACCGTAACCACGCCGTCCGGCGTAGCGTTCGGTGCGACAACGCAGTTTCAGGTGTTGTCCGGATCGCTCTGGTTTTTCAACGCAGGCGCGACCGGCTTCTCTGTTTATGACATCGCGACAAATGCTTGGACTGCAAGAAGCGTAACGGGGCTTCCTGCATGGGGAACAACAGGCCAACTAGTTTCCACTATCGGACTCGCCGGTTCGTTTGCCACAGGCCTCGCCACAGCGGGCGGCGCAACAACACTCACCAATGGCCTGAAATCGTGGGCAACCAACATGTTTGCGAACTTTCAGGTTCGCATTACTGGCGGTACAGGCAAAGGGCAGATTCGCCCGATTGCATCCAACACCGGCACCGTGCTAACGGTTTCGACGGCGTGGGCGGTCAACCCTGACGCCACCAGTACCTACAGCATTGAGGGTAATGGAGACGTTTTCTATCTACTCGGCAACAACGCCGTCACGATGTACAAATACACCGTGTCCACCAACACATGGGCGACCCTTGCGCCCGCCGCCGCTCGCGCTGGCGCAATGGCTGCTGGCGGTACTGCGGACTGGATTGACGGCGTCGTCGGCTGGGATAACGAAACGCAGGTTGCCCACTACTCGACGACGCTCTACAAACAGAACGGACGCTACATCTATAGCTTCCGTGGCGGCGCAACGTCAACGCTCGACGTGTACGACATCGCCGCGAATACGTGGATTTCCGGCGTGGCCTACGGCTACCAACAAGAAACATTCACCACCGGCTCGTCGTCGTGCGATATGGATGGCATTATTTATTTGATGAAGGAGGCCACAGGCCGAACCTTTGCATTTGATGTCGCTAAACACATCATCGAGCCCTTCGCCACCAACACCGCGCAAGCTCAACTAGGCGGAACTGCGGTAGATGGCGACAAGATCGCGGTAGTGGCTTACGTTGACGGAGCGACAAAGATCAACTACGTCTACCAAATCCGACACAGCAGCGGGGACTTTTTGCGCGTGATGGTGATTTAGTGATTCTTCTTTGGCTCGCTACCGGCACGCTGTGCAACCCCAATAGGGTGATACACGGCGCGCACCGTGGCAGCGATCACCCTTCGCGCTCTGGTGCGCTGTCTATCGGTACGCGGGCAAATAGCCAAACATCGGCGCGCGGCATTAGCGCAACGTCACTCCGCAACAACAAACAAACTTCACGCAGGTAAATAATGGGCTTCAAAGTCA